GTTTACGTTGGCTCTCGGGCGCCTATTCCGGTTCCAGCCGGTGAGACATTCGGCTTTGCCCAACCTCAGCCCAACACGCTGGTAAAAGAGGCGATGGCCGACAAGAACCAGATGATGATTGAGCTGGGCGCGCGGATGGTTGTTGCATCGCTTACCGCCAAGACCGCCACGGAGTCGCGTGGTGACCAGTCGGCATCGACTTCAGTGCTCGCGATCTGTGTTGCGAACATCAACGAGGCCTACACCCGTGCCTTGGGATGGTGCGCTCAGTTCCTCGGCGTTACCGGGAAGACGGCCTACCAGGTCAATCAAGAATTCGTCGAACTCAGCGCCGATCCGCAGATGATCACTGCCCTTGTCGGGCTATGGCAGAGCGGCGGCTTTGCGAAGGCTGATCTTCGTGGCTATCTGCGCAAGCTCGGGCTGATCGCTCCAGAGCGAACAGATCAGCAAATAGACAGCGAGCTCCAAGAGCAGACCGACAACCTCGGCCTGGATGACGACGAGGACTTAAATAATGGCCGTCAACCAAGCGGTACTTGATGCCACGATCAGGCATTCAGTGTTTCTGGAGCAGTTGAAAGCAGGAGAAGTCGAGAAATTCGCGCCGTTCTTGAAGGAAATCGACCGGGCGGTGCGCGAGCAACTCACCAGAGCAGACCTGACTGAGTACACCATCCAGCGATTGAACAAGCTGCTGGACGAGGTTGACAGTCTGTTGCTCGGCATCTTTGATCGGTACACCGACACGCTGAACCTCGACCTGATCGACTTGGCCAACTATGAGGCGCAGTTCGAGGCGACCGCTTTGAACCGGTCGGCGCCGGTGGGCGTAACTTTCGACGCAGTGATTCCCCCATCGCGTGCCATCCGTTCCGCAGTGCTCAACAACCCGCTGGGCGTGCGTGGCAACGGCGGCGGCAAACTGCTCAAGCCGTTCATAAAGGATTGGGCGTCAACGGAACGGGAGAGAGTCAACGGTGCGATACGCCAAGGCTTCTTCGAGGGTCAAACGAATTTCCAGATCATCCGCAAGATTCGCGGCACCAAGGCTACTGGGTACAGCGACGGGATATTGGCAACGACGAAGCGCAATGCCAGTGCAGTCGTGCACACGGCCGTGCAGCACGTTGCCTCACAGGCGCGGATGGAGACCATCAAGGCCAATCCCGATGTCGTCGCCGAGATAGAAATCATCGCCACGCTCGATAGCAAAACGACTCAAACTTGCAGGTCCATGGACAAGCGTCGCTTTCCGGTCGACTCCGGCCCGCGGCCGCCGTTTCACATAAGGTGCCGGACGACATTCGTACCCGTGACCAAATGGACCAAGTTCCTCAGCAAGGATGCTACTCGCGCCTCGGTAGGGCCGAATGGCGGAGGCCAGGTCGCTGCCGATCTCAGCTATTACGACTGGCTCAAGCTCCAACCTTCGGCGTTTCAGGATCAGGCACTTGGCCCGACCCGCGCCAAGCTGTTCCGCGACGGCGGGCTGACGCTTGAGCGCTTCGCCGAATTGCAGCTGGATCGAAACTTCAAGCCGCTGACGTTGGAGCAGATGAAAAAGCTTGAGCCACTGGCGTTCGGCCTTGCTGGTATTGCCTAGCTGCCAATATCGCAAGCCGCTCGTTGACTATCGAACACGTCGATCTCTTGAAAGAAAAATTTGAAGAGATCGTATTTGCCGTCTTTAAGTTCTTTAATCACTGCGGCTTTTTCCTTCTCCGTTTTGGCTGTCATGCGCTGCCTTATCGAATCGCCAGCCATCGTAGCTGCCCAGGCGAATCGTAGGGGGGAGTTGACGGATAAGTCCTGCGCTGCAGCTATTGCTTTTCCCCCTGCGTCGAAATACTCATCAATATCGAATTTAGGGTTCTCAGACACCGTAAGCCATTTGGCCTGAAGCGCCAGAAAAGCCCCGGTTTTTGTCCTGAGATCGTTTTCCGCCTGATCGATCTTCTTGATGCAGCTCTCTCTGATCGAGAGCTGCAATGCTCGCTCGGCCGAGTACCACGTCACTGCGGCAACAGCCAGGGCTGTGAATGCAGCGATGAACGCCGCCAATATCGCTTCTGGCATCATGTTTTTTCTAACGAGTGGGACGGGATGTGTCTCATCAGTCATTCGAATTCCTTACAGGTTGTTTGCCCATCCATTTAGACGGTGCGAATTGATCATAACGGCCATATAGAACACCGACCCGCTACGGCGGGTTTTTTATTGCCCGCAAAGCGGGTAACTCAAGCCCAAGGGGTGCATCAACGTGGCAGAAGAAAACGAAATCGACCTGGAAAACCCGGCAATCAAGGCCGCTATCGCGACTGCCGTTGAAGCATCCGTTTCGGGGCTGAAGACCAAAAATACCGAGCTCCTGGGGAAGTTGAAAGACACCTCCACCAAGCTGACTCAGTTTGAGACCCAGTTTGAGGGCATCGACATCGACGCAGTCAAAGGGCTGCTGAGCCGCGCCGGTCAGGACGAGGAAACCAAGCTGCTGACTGAGGGAAAGGTGGACGAGGTGTTCAACAAGCGCACCGAGCGCCTGCGCGGCGACTATGACAAACAGTTGAAGGCAGTCAGCGAGCGCGCAACTAAGGCCGAGGCATTCGCCGCCAAGTTTCAGGGCAAGGTCCTCGGCGATTCGGTGCGCGGGGCAGCCCTGAAAGCGGGCGCTCTGCCTGAAGCAACTGACGACATCATCCTGCGCGCCAAAGGCGTGTTCTCACTGAACGAGGAGGGCGAAGCGGTCGCCGTTGATGAGTCTGGTCAGACCATCCTCGGCAAGGATGGCAAGACCCCTCTTACGCCGCTCGAATGGGCGGAATCTTTGCGCGAAAGCGCTCCTCACCTGTGGCCAAGGGCCTCGGGTACGAACGCCCCGGGCGGGGGTGGCGGCCAGGCTGCACTGAAGCGCTCCGAAATGACAGCCACGCAAAAGCGCGACTACCAGCGCAAGCACGGCCAAACCGCATACCTCAATTTGCCCAAGTAAGGGGATTCACCCATGGTAACAACTGTGAACAGCGATCTGATTATCTACAACGATGAGGCTCAGACCGCATATCTGGAGCGTGTTCAGGACAACCTGGACATCTTCAACGCGTCCTCCAATGGCGCAATCATCCTCGACAACGAACTGATCGAAGGTGACTTCCGCAAGCGTGCCTTCTACAAGCTGGCGGGTTCGCTGGATCACCGTGACGTCAACTCCGAAGCCAAAGTCGTCGCTAAGAAGATCGGTGCCGGTGAGGCTGTCGGCGTCAAGGCTCCGTGGAAGTACGGTCCGTACCAGACCACCGAAGAAGCTTTCAAGCGCCGTGGCCGACCGGTTGATGAGTTCTCCCAGATCATCGGCCAAGACGTCGCAGACGCAACCCTGGAAGGCTTCGTCCAGTACGCCACTGCCGCGCTGCGCGCCTCCATCGGCTCCAACCCTGCGATGGTGGTCGAGGCCAACATCGAAACAGATGGCAAGAAGACGCTGACCCGTGGCATGCGCAAATTCGGCGACAAGTTCGGCCGGATCGCGCTGTGGGTCATGCACTCGTCGGCCTACTTCGACATCGTCGACGAAGCGATCACCAACAAGCTGTACGAAGAAGCGGGCGTCGTGATCTACGGCGGCCTGCCGGGCACCCTCGGTAAGCCTGTGCTGGTCACCGACACGGCGCCGACTGATGTGATCTTCGGTCTGCTGCCCAGCGCCGTCACTATCACAGAATCCCAGGCACCTGGCTTCCGTTCTTACGAAGTGAACGACGAAGAAAACCTTGCGATCGGCTACCGCGCCGAAGGTGTCGTGAACATTGATGTTCTGGGCTACAGCTGGAAGGAAACTGCCGGCGGCGCGAATCCGTCGCTCGCTGCTGTCGGTTCCTCTGCCAACTGGGTCAAGCATTCCTCCAGCGACAAGGTCACTGCTGGCGTGATGATCGAGCTCACCCCGGCCACCCCGTAAATCATCAGAACGGTGCGGCCAGCGATGGCCGCTATGGAGAACCTCATGGAACTCGTTTACAGCAACCAGCGTGGCGACTTCGATCCCGATAAGCGCTATCGCAACCCCGATCTATTCCGCAACGTCGAGCGCGGCGTGACCAAGGTCACAGTGATTGGCGATTACCCGGAAATCGTCGATGCCTACAAGGCAGTCGAGATTGACGTGAAGATCGAGACACGCAAGACGCCGGTGAAAGGCAAGGCCAAGGCCGCTGACAAAACACCTGCAAAGCCGGGAAAAGACCCAACCAAGCCTGAGTCCAACGGCACCCAGAAGGATGGCACCAAGGAAGAGCCGGTCTACATCCCCAAGTTGGAAGCGGACAACCAGTGGATAATCATCACCCGTGACGGTGTACGATTCAGCGACTTTGCGGGTGACGAAGCCCAGGCCAAGGCCGAGGCTGATCGTCTGAACGACATCAAGGAATAACCCATGCTCATCATCGAGGACGGCACTGGCGTAGCGGCTGCTGAAAGCTACGCGACTGCTGAAGAACTGGCTCGCTACGCCGTGAAATTCGGTGCAACGATCCCGGCTGAACAGGTTGCGCAGGAGGCGCTACTGCGCCGTGCCGCCTTGGCGATGGATGGGATGACCTGGAAGGGTAGAAAGTCTTCCAGCGAGCAGGCGCTTGCCTGGCCTCGCCGGGAGATCCGTCTTGATGGGGAGAACAAGCCGGAGCGCTACCTGCCGGCGCGCATTCAATACGGCCAGATGGCATTGGCCGCAGAGATTCATGCTGACGACATTGATCCTATCGACAAGCGCAAGGGCGCGGTCACGAAGGAAAAGGTCGACGGCGCGGTAGAGCGCGAGTACGCGATCATCAGCAATACGAGCAGTCGGTTGCTCCCGGCGGCACCAGATCGGCCGAGCGCTACTCAGTTTGCGGATTACCTGCAGCGACGCGGTCTGTTCGCAGTGCGGGTCTAAATGAATCGGAGCCCTCATGGCCTTCTACGAAGAGATGGCCGTGATGGCCCTCGACTTGATTACCGAATACGGCCAGGCGGTCACCATCCGCGATGCGGTCAAAGGCGGCTATAACCCGTCCACCGGCAGCACATCAGCAGATACGGTCACGGAGCGAACCGCACAAGGCATCCTGCTCGACTTCACCGGTCAGGAGTTTCAGACCAATACCCTGATCAAGGTTGGCGACAAGAAGCTGAAAATTGCCGCCAAGGGCCTTGAGCATCCGCCGACGCTGCTTAGCAAGGTGGTGGCCCAGGGTCGCACATGGTCGATCATTCCACCGCTGAAAGAGATCAACCCCGCGGGCACACCACTGCTCTACGAGCTGCAGGTGCGCGCATGAGCCGCGCAGGTGCTGGTCAGTCCGGCAGCTTCGCCCTCGACCTCGCCAGATTTGCCGAGCAGGCGAAGGAAGCGGTCGATGTCAGTCTTCGCGAGATCATCATCGAGATCGGCAGCAGCGTCATCCGGATGTCTCCGGTGGGCAATCCTGAGATATGGGCGGCCAACCTGGCATTTCGCGATGCCAACACCCGCGCAGCCGACGACTACGACTTCAAGGTTTCCCTGCGGAATACCGCCATCAACCTGACAGAGTCGAACTTCACGAAGTCCGGCAAGCTGAAGCGAGGCGTGAAATACGCCAAGCCGTTGACCAAGACCGAGCGTGTCCAGAACTTCAACGTCAACGGGCTCGTAGCTGGCCAGGATTACGTCGGCGGCCGGTTCCGTGGCAACTGGATGTTCGGGATTGGCGCGCCAGACGGAGCCACGACGGAAGAGGTCGACCCGAGTGGCAGCAGATCCACGGCGCGCATCATCAATGGCGTGCTGGAGTTCCGTGCGGGTGACGTTGCCTACATCACCAACAGCCTGCCATACGCCATCCCGCTTGAATTTGGGCATTCGACTCAGGCGCCGGGCGGCATGGTCAGAATCACCGTGGCGCGCTTCCAGCAGATCGTTGAGGCGGCCATCAGGAATAACCAGGTATGAGCCACAAAATAATCCGTTCACTGTTTGAGCAGAGACTCACGGTTTGGGCGGTCGGGCGCAACCTAAGGATCGCTTATCAGGGTGTCAGCTTCACGCCAGAGGCAGACGAGACATATCTGGCAGCGTTCATGCTTCCGGCCGGAACCGGTACCGACACCTTGGCGGGCGATCACCGCGTCTATACCGGCGTGTTTCAGGTCAACGTTGTCACCCCAGCAGGCATTGGGACTGGCGAAGCTGAGGGCCTTGTCGACGACATTGCCGCTCTGTTTCCGGCCTACCTAAGGCTCAAGCAAGACTCATTCGAGGTGCTGGTGCTCACGCCGGTTGAGCCTGGGCCGCCAATCACCGGCGACACCACGCTGACAGTCTCAGCCTCATTTCAGTATCGCGCCGATACCAACTAATTCGCCCATTGGGCAAACCCAGAACCCGCCATTGAGCGGGTTTTGTCATTTCTGCACAGAGGAAAACCTACATGGGCTTCAGACTCCCCAACGGCGCAACCCTTCAGATCGCCTCCGCATATGGCGCAGCCATTCCGGTGACGGCGCTGAGCAATGCAAACCCAGCTGTTGCCACTGCTGCTGCGCACGGCCTGGCTGACGGTGACATCATCGCCGTAACGTCGGGCTGGACTCGCCTGAATGATCGAGCTGCTCGCGTAGATAACAGCCTGAGTGGCACCTTCGCGCTCGAGCGCATCAATACCCTGAATACCCAGCCTTACCCGGTTGGTTCGGGCGGTGGCTCTGTACGTGAGGTGACAGCGTTCACTGAAATCTCGCAGATCACCGACGTGGCCACCAGCGGCGGCGACCAGCAGTTTCTGACCTTCGGCTTCCTCGCCGACGATGACGACCGACAGCTGCCGACCACCAAAAACCCGATCAGCATGGCGGTGACGGTCGCAGACGATCCGGATCAGCCATACGTGGCTGTAGTTGAGGCGGCCGACGAGGACAAAATCGCGCGCGTACTGCGCCTGAACCTGCCGAACGGCGACAGCATCCTCTACAACGCGTACGTGACCATCACATCAACCCCGGCCCTTTCCCGCAACAACCTGATGACTCGCATCATCACGTTGTCTTTGGCGAGCCGCCCGACCCGTTACTCGGCAGTGGTGGCGTAACTCATGGCCAAGATAAAGATCGCTCAAAACCCGACGTTCAAGGCGCCGGTGATGATCCCGCGCATCGGCGAGTCGCCGGTGAAGGTCGACTTCGAATTCAAGTACATGGACCGCAAAGCCCTGGCTGAGATGTTCGAGTCGTGGAACAAGGCCCGCAAGGAGCTGAACACGAAGACCACCGAGGACGGCATGACCTGGCAGGAAGTGACCTCAGCCGAGATCCTGCTGCAGGTTCAGCAGATCAAGGATGTGGTGACGGGTTGGGGCTTTGACGACAAGTACAGTGACGAGTCGATCGCCGCGCTGGTGACCACCTGCGTCGGTGCGCCTCAGGCAGTCATCGATGCTTACCAAGGCGCGTACGACCCGGCACGCCTGGGAAACTGAGGGCGGCGGCCCGGGCGCTGTATGAGCCTGGTCTGTCGGAGCAGCAGCTCGCCGCTTTTGGCATGACGCTGGCTGACATTCCCGTCGAAGAGGTCGAGGTCTGGTCCGACTCATGGAAGGCGTTCCGCCTGTTCGAATCGCTCTCCACTCAGTGGCGGACCGGGTCGGGCGGCGCTTCCGGCCTTGATTACTCCGCCATCCCCGCCACGGCGCACATGGTGGGCATCAAACGGCACGAATTACCTGGCATCTTTCCTGACCTCCGAATTCTGGAAGTCGAAGCACTGCTCGTTATGAGCGAATCGAAATAGCGGAGCGCTCATGACGAACATTGCTGAACTCGGAATCAAGGTCGATTCCGGGGATGCCGCGCAGGCTGCGACCGATCTGGACAAACTCGCGGCCGCTGGCGGCAGGGCCGAAAAAGCTGCGGATGGCATCGCCTCTGGTTTCGACAAGGCGTCGTCTTCTGCATCAGGTTTGTCTACTGCCGAGGGGAAGCTCAACGAAACCACGGACCAGGCTATCGCGCGTCTCACAGCGATGGCGAAGGCTTCCCTGGAATCGAGTGAGTACTACCAGCGCCTGACAACCAGTGTCACCGGCAACACGGCGGCTGTGGACGCCTCA